CGATGCAGTTCGCCTCCGCAAAGCAACGCACCTCCCTGATCACCGACCGGCCGCTGTTAGTCTTGGTGTCCCAGGGTGTGTGAGCCACCTCGCCTGCGGTGACGATATAGGGTAGTACCGCATCTTTTGGCACCGGGTCAACGGTGAAGACGGCCGGCAGGCCTTTATATGTTGCGAGCAGCCCGGAGAGGGTCGGATCGCTCGCGAGCTTGTCGTAGAGTGCAGCAGTCAGGTTCATCGGCCACTCAACAACTTCACAATTCGCTGACCATTCTCGAACACGGCCGGCCTCAGGTACGGATGCGCCGGCGCTGTCCGGCTCCCGAACTCGATGTAAAAACCCAGATGCCGCGTCGGCGTACCATCTTTGCGCCGCTTGCCGGGCGGCAGGCCAACTTTGATCACCACCGCCCGTTCCTCCTGCTCCACCACGTGCGTGATGGACATCGACACGTACTTGCGGTGGCCCTTGCCCCAGTCCGGCTCCTGGTAGCTCAAGATGCGTTTCTTAGCGTCACTCTCCACGAATTTGCCGACGATCTCGGCGTTAAAAACCAGGTCGGCCAGGAGTTTCTTCTTGAATTCTTTGTCGTTCCACTTGAGGCTCATGACTCCTCCTCCAGGCTCTGGCCTAGCTGGATCTCCACACAGTCCGCTTCCAGGTGCTCGTTTGCCAAAGACGGCTCTCTCACGCCCTGAACTTCAACCACAAGATCGCCGATCTGTAGCCTGTCTCCCTGGACAATGTCTTCCCCAGCCCGACAATAAAACACATGGCTAATTTGCCGCTGCTCCTGAGCAGCTTGCTCCCGTTCGCTCGAGAAAGCCGGGCGCAGCCGGCCGCGGATCGTCCCAATGTGAACCAGGTCTTCGACCCAGCCGCCCTGGCCGTCTCCAGTTTGGCGGCGCCTGGAGTGACAAAAGTCATGATTAAGCAACGACGTAAAAACGCTCATATCCGGTACCGGTCCAGGATATCTTTCTCGCTCATCAGCAAAAAGCGCGCCGCGCTCGCGCCCAGTACGCCCTCACCCACTCCGCCGCCCACATCGGATTGGTAGGAAACCGAGAAATCGCCGAGGCTTTTGCTGGCCACACCGGGCACCGCGCCGCTCTCTGCAGCCCGTAGCCCGGCCTGGAAAGCTCGCGCCGCGGCACGGGTGCAGACCGCCACGATGTCGTCAGGAATAATGCTATAGCCGTGGGAGTAGGTAACGGTGATTACCTGTACGCCCGCCGTCCAGGGCCTGCCGATACGGTGGAGGATGCCGTGTTGTCCGAGGCGGTAGTCAACTCCGGCTGTCAGAGTTTTTCCGTTTTCAACTACACGGCTCACCGCGATGACCGGGAGCTCTGGCAAGAAAATCCTGTTTCCGCCGGCGCAGTCTAACGTGATGATATCATCCGTCACCATGGATAAATGCTGCCGGCAATAGTTGCGGATAGCCGCGGTCGCTTCCCTGAGCGCGCGCTCCACTGCCGATTCCTGCTCGGAGCCAATCTCCACCTGCAGGAAGTCTTCCACATCCTGAACCGTGGCGAACATGTCAGTCATTCTGGCGCCACTCCTCGATCGCCCGGTTGATTTTGCCAGAGAGATAATCCAGCTCACCGGCCTGGCGCAGCTGTTCGAAAGTCGTGATGCCGTGCGCCACGAGCGCCCGAGCTGCGGCTTTTCCGACGCCGGGAATCGCCGTGAAATCGTCCGCCTTGACCGGCTCCTCGGCCTTAGTATCCGTCGGACGCTCGATCATCTTGTCCTCCGGCTTGGACCGGGCCTTAATGAGCCCGAGGCGTTCGGCGTCGGCTTCGTACATTTTGCGGTACTGGTCTGGTCCGATCTGTACTCGGATCAGCCTGCCTTTTTGCTGACGTATACGCTGATTATCCACTGGCCAGCTTTTTGGATCAAAGATTATCGCCATTTTACACGTGTTCCTCTCATACGAGCAAATTGCTCGCGTACTTTCTCTTCATCTTCTGGGCGGCACCGGACCAGCCGGCCAGGTTCCAGCTCCACTTCCACCAGCCGGACAGGCGCCGGAGTAGCGCGGGCGGGCCTGGCCATGTTGTGCGGATTGCGGTACTTCCGGGCCGCTTTGCTGGCAAAGCGGTGGTGGACGAAGTAGGCCGCCTGCGCCTCGCGGCAGTTCCAGGTGAACGGCACGTTGAGCCAGAGCACGTCCGAGCGCAGGAGCGCTCGCAGCAAAGCGATTTGCTCATCCCATCCGCCGTACCGCTGCCATTCCTCTGCCCACAAGTCGAATAGTTCTTTTGTCGCGTCGTTCTTGCGCCAGAAGAACATCCCCGAATTATGATACAAAATATGGCCCGTGCCCAACCACTCGGCCGTTTCGCCCGGCTCCTTTTGATTCGCCGCCGGGTGTGTCGCGGCAAGCGAGCGAGTCTCTGCCTCAGCAATCACAAAATCCCACTTGTCCAGAAGAGCAAAACCCTCGTCTGGGCTGCGCTTGAACTCGGTCTCCGCGTCGACGTAGAGCGATCGCTCGAACGGAGACAGGCCCGCCAAAAGCGGCTTCACCCGCCCGGCCTTGAAACCGAACAGATGTTCTCCGTCGAATGGATCCACGTCCACTTCGCAGGCCTGCACTCGCACCTGGCCGTCAAAGTACCGGCAGGCTTCCCCGTCCCCGACCACCAGCACCGGCATATCCGGCGCCACCTTCCAGAGCGAGCGCATACTGGCTTCCGCCTGGAGTGTCGCTGGCTCGCCCCAGCACAGGTATATGACGCCCTGGGGCGCCGTTTCCTGCGGGCAGGGCCTGGGCGCCACCGGATCCTCCAGCAGCCACAGGCCGCGCGGGTCTTTCCCGGCTTTGGGTTCGACGAGAACGGTCAAACGTTCGTAATAACGCTTGCCAGGCTCGTAGCGCTCCCGCCCGGCGTCATGGAGCACCACTGCGCCGCCGGGGGCCAGAAACGACCGGGCCGCGTCCAGGCAGCGCATACGCTCCCGACCGTCCACGATCACCAGGTCGAAGACGCCGAACTCCGCCGGCAGCTGATAATAGGCCGGGAAATCCCGCCGGTGGAGGGTGGTGTTTGCGTGCAAACGTCCTTCGAGCGCTGCGGCGTAGGCTGGGTTGTGCTCGATCGAAACCCACTCGATCTCGGGGAACTCAGCGGGCCAGTAGAGCGTGGAGCCGCCGGAACCCCACTCCAGCACCCGCTTCGGCTTGCGCTCCTCGATTAGCCGACGCACAGCCTCAATCTCCAGCGGGTCCATCATTGGCACAGACTGGATATCGATCATCGTGGCGCCCCTTCCCGCCGGGCCTGGCGGTGCTTATGATAGACAAAAGCCGCCTGAGACCGGATATGTGTGTTCCACGGCGCACGCATCGGAGCAATCGTCACCGGGCAACGGTGAATCGCCCGCAAAAGTGCCATCTGGTCATGCATCCCAAAGCGCTTCCATTCCTCGTGCCAGGCGTCCATCATGGCCGCTACCCGCTCGTTTCTGCGGAAGAAGACGACGCCCGAATTGAAATACATGTGATGCCTGGTACCCAGGACTTGTTCGGTGTAGGCAACTTCTTCCCGATTCAGGTGTGGCCATTTGTTATCCGCAAAGTTGCGTGTTACGTCCTGCGCCAGCACCAGGTCGACAAATTCCAGCAGGCGGAAGCCGGGCTCCGGGCTGCCAACGAGCTCGGTGTCCGCATCCAGGAAAAGCGTCTGCTCGAATGGTGACAGCCGGTACATCTGCGTCTTTTGCGTCCTGGCCCCGCGATCGGCCTCGGGATGGTAGATGTGCTCCGTGTCACCCAGCGGCGTGTCACTCACCACGGCTGCCGGCAGGCCAGGAGCGAAGCGCCGCAGGCTTGTGATGCTCCGCAAAGCCTGCGCCCGGGCCGCCTCGCCATATGCTACGTACAACACACCACGATTCATACGTCCCCTAATACGGGGGTGGAACGGAAGGAGGCCGCCCCACCCCCACTACCGATAAGCACGACTAGCTGCCGCCTTCCAGATCCACCTCCACGAAGGCGGAGGGGCGGATAATACCGAACGCGGCACGCATCTCGGCCAGGATAGCCACCATGTTGCGAACAAAGAAGTCGCTGTGGCTATCAGAGACAGAGATGCTGGCCTGCTCCCGGTCCCACAGCACTGCCTTGGACCAGTTGCCCAGCCAGGCAGTGCCCGGGGTCTGGAAGAAGCTTTGCACAACCGGCACGCCCCACAGGGTCATAGGTCCGCGCGCCAGCGGCCCGCCCCAGCGGAAGCGGTCTTCCGAGTCCTTCAAGAGTTCGATCGCCTCCCAGTCCTCGGGGTGCATGAGCCAGGCGGTCGGGCGCTGCTTCCCGTTTTTGAGCAGGTTGGTGATCGCCTTGCGAGTGGTGACCAGGATGTCGGAGACGAACGGCTGAACCAGGGTATTCGCGGTATTGGCAAGACCGGTGAAATTCTCGCCGATCCCGTTGCCGTTCAGAATCTGATTTTCGAGCTCTTCGGCGAGATCATCCCGCAGCTCCTGGTCGATCAGACCGCGCAGCTGGCTGGCATCAGATAGCGCACGCTTAGTCGCGGGGATCCACACGGCGATAGTTTTGACCGACTCGCTCACCCGCTCGAAAGACATGCTTCCCTCGGGTTTGCGGCCTTCGACTTCGCCGGGATAGCCGGTGTAGTCGGTGACGTTGGCCTCGGGCACCGGGGCCGCCTGGGTGATCTGGGTCACCTGGCGCACGTACTCCACGGGATCCGAGGTAGTAGTGCGCACGCTGATCAAATCGCGCAGCGTAAGCGGGTAACGGCCCAGCGGCTCGTAGATCCCGGTCTGATCCGGCACAACGAACGCCCCGGCGCTGGTAGGGTCGGATCCGGTGATCAGGTCCTTGCGGAACAGACCGAGGGCGCCCATCTCGACCGGCGGGGACGAAATCCCCTTGGCGCTGTCGGGAATGCGACCGCCGTAGGTCTTCAGCCAATCCTGCCAGGCCTTGGCGTTGACAAAGCGCTCGCCCAGGGTCTGGCCAACGCCGCCGGCGACCGGGCTAGACTTGCGCCCGCTCCCGTCTACGATGGTGATGCTCTCGCCCAGCTCGATGACCCGCTGGCGCAGCTCCTGGTCGTCTTTGAGCTGCTTGATACGATCTTTGATCCGCTTCGCGCCATCCAACAGGTCATGGACCTGCTGGCGCTCTTCGGTGGTGAAGTCGCGGTTTTCCTGATCGACCCGATCGCAGATGGCGCGGGCCTCATCCAGGGCCTTCTGCCGCACTTCGAGCAGCTCTTTCAGGCCCAGGGTGTGCAGCTTTTCCAAAAGCTCTTTGATATTCATACTAATCCTCCAAATCAAGTTCGACGATGTCGATCAAACTGCGGTAAACATCCGGCCCGACGCCGCTCAGCTTACCGTCGCCGGCCTCGCCTTCGTCATCGCCCGGATCTGAATCGCCGTTTCCGGCGCTCTTAATGTGATTGATGCGGGTCGCGATGCCCGCCCCGCGGGTCACCTGACCAACACCCCACACGTCCAATTTCTTCAGGAAGCGTACGTTTTTTCCATCGAATTTGCCGAACTCGGCATCGATAATGTCAAACGTATAAGAGAATTCCTGCATATCAGCCAATTCTTTAGCGACCAGGTAATGCTCCTTACCCGAAGGCGTGTCGAGGAAGAAACGACCCTGGACAATGGCCTCGTTGTCGCGCTCAAAGATACGGCCCTTACCCACAGGCGGGCGGTCCCACTGGTGATTCCACGGCTCCAGAATCACCTGCTGCTCGCCGAACGCCCCAGGCAATGTCACATCACCGTCGTGGTCGATGACATTCAGCGTCGCAAAGACCGCTTCGAACTCGCCCGGCTCTCCGTCCTCTTTAAAGTCCAGCCGGACCTTGTAAGTTTTTCGCTCCGGTTTACCCATTCATCTTCCTCCGCTCACTCCGAAAATTCCACTTCGCATTTGCAGTTTGCGTTCTCATCCGCACTGCCTGCCGGATCCCCGGGCCAGCGCAGGCCGTTGGCGAAGCGCTCCCGGATGCCAACCGTCACACCGTTCAATGCGGCGTGAGATGGCCGCGGATTTGACGATGTGACAATCCAGGTTTTCTTGCGCAGGCCGCCGGCTTTCGCGGCCTCCCAGGCGCCGAAATTGCCGGCAGAGGTGACCGCGGTCACCGCCTGCTGTACAACCCACACAGTCAATGCCAGATTGAACACGTTTTTCACCGCCTCCAGCGGATCCGGCTGCCGGAGCGCTTCTTCCAGATGCTCCCGAGTTTTGTTGTTGATGTTCTCTGCCTGGATCCGGCTGTGTTCAGCGATCCAGGCCTGCATGCGCTCCTCGCTCACCGGAACAC